AAAGACCCCGAGCTGCGCTACACGCCCACCGGCACCCCCGTCGCCACCTTCCCGCTGGCCACCAGCGAAAAGTTCAAAGACCGCGACGGCCAGCCGCAGGAGCGCACCGAGTGGCACAACATCGTCGCCTGGCGCGGCCTCGCAGAAATCTGCGGCAAATACCTGCACACCGGAAAACAGGTCTACATCGAAGGCAAAATCACAACCCGCAAATACCAGGATCGCGACGGGCACGACCGTTACATCACAGAAATCATCGCCGATCAAATGCAGATGCTCGGCCGCAGCCCCGACAGCCAGCACCAGGGCGACCAGGCCCCGCACGACGACGTGCCGTTTAACTGAGATCAGGAGGGGAAACCCTGTGACAAAAAATCCCGGTAAATACAGGATACACCCGCAGGCTCTATTCAACTTCGACGAGCTGGTCGTTGACAACTTCGCCGGCGGCGGTGGTGCATCAACCGGCATCGAAGCAGCGATCGGTCGCCCTGTCGATATTGCCGTCAATCATGACCGCATCGCCGTGGCCATGCACACCGTCAACCATCCGCACACCAGCCACTACTGCGAATCGGTATGGGACGTCGACCCGGTAGAAGTCTGCAGCGGTCGCCCCGTTGGCTTCGCCTGGTTCTCACCTGACTGCAGGCACTTCAGCAAGGCAAAAGGCGGCAAGCCCGTTGAAAAAAACATACGTGGCCTGGCCTGGGTCGTGCTCAAGTGGGCCGCAAAGGTCAAGCCTCGAATCATCGTGCTCGAGAACGTCGAAGAGTTTCGCACATGGGGCCCGCTCAAGGGCAAGCGCCCCTGCCCCGCGCGCAAAGGGCAGACCTTTAAAAAATGGTGTTCTCACCTCGAGGCGCTCGGGTACCGCGTCGAACATCGAGAGCTGCGCGCCTGCGACTACGGTGCCCCCACGATTCGCAAGCGGCTTTTTGTCATCGCCCGCCGCGATGGAAAGCCCATCGCCTGGCCCGCGCCGACCCACGCCGACCCCAAAAGCCCCGAGGTCAAAAATGGGCAGCTCAAGCCATGGCGCACCGCCGCCGAATGCATCGACTGGAGTGTCCCGTGCCCGTCCATCTTCGAGCGCAAGCGCCCCCTGGCCGATGCAACCATGCGCCGCATTGCCAAGGGCGTCATGCGTTACGTGGTCAATAGTCCGGAGCCGTTTATTATCCAGACAGGATATGGTGAGCGCGCAGGGCAGTCCCCGAGAGTTCTGGATAAAAACAAGCCCTTGGGAACGGTTGTCGCAGGCGCGATTAAGCATGCTGTTGTCGCCCCGGTTCTGACCGAACACGCCAACGCATCATCCCCGCGCTGTATGCCAACGGGCGAGCCGCTGCGCACGATCTGCTCCTCAACCAAAGGCGGTCACCACGCCATGGTCACAGCATTCCTCGCCAAGCACTACGGCGGGGTCGTCGGCACCGGAGTCAGCGGGCCCATGCACACCGTCACCGCGACCGATCACCACGCCCTGGTCACATCAAGCCTCGTAAAACTGCGCGGCACCTGCCGAGACGGTCAGCCGGTCACAGAACCCATGCCAACAGTCACAGCAGGCGGCAACCATATCGGCGAGGTCCGCGCGTTTCTGATGAAGTATTACGGCACCGATCAGGATCCCAATCTACGCGATCCGCTGCACACCATCACATCGCGTGACAGGTTCGGCCTGGTCACCGTGCGCGGCGAGCACTACAGCATAGTCGACATCGGCATGCGCATGCTCACCCCGCGCGAACTCTACCGCGCACAGGGCTTCCCGGAAAACTACATCATCGACCGCGATGCAGACGGACGCCCCATCACAAAAACAGAACAGGTCGCAAAATGCGGCAACAGCGTCTGCCCACCCATAGCAAAAGCCATTGTCCAGGCGAATATGGCTGTCATGGAAAGTGCTGTGGCAGAGGCTGCCAGTGTTTAACGCAGAGGCGCTGAGAAAGAGAGAGGCGCAGAGAGGAAAACGAAAGATGACATCTTTTAAAAAAATCGGATTTACGACGGCAAGAGTTGTTTATCGCAAAAAGAGCCAGCCCGGATTCTACGAAATAAAGACAGACTGCAACCTTGGGTGTAAGTGTGAGTCTGAGTTGTCTAAAGCCGGGACGCCGGACGTCAAGATGGCACAGAATCATCTTCTCTGTTTTAACGACACCCTTCTGCTAGGGCTTTCTGGAAAGGAATGTGGGGGTAGGGTGTTAGAGAATGGGCCAGACCGTTGGGTATTCGAGATTGATGCTGAAATTTCTGAGGCAAAATCAAAAAGTTTTTGAGGTTTCTCCCGCGCCTATACCCTCTCCGCGCCTCAGCGTTAAAAGACTAAAGGTGTAAAAAAATGGCAGACCGCTTCGCCGCACTACTCGAAAAAGCCGACGACAACGACAAGGCCGAACTAAGCCTTGCCCACAACGCCCGCATCAAAGCCATGCGCGCGTTTCAGGAATCGCCAGGCCGTGCCACCCGCGACGACAAAGACGCCTGCCAGCAGAACTACGACGATACCCTCGACCGCCTGTGGGCCAAGTACCACCCCGAGCAGAGCAGCGCAGCGGATAACGGCAACGCATGGTTCCGCGACAAAAAAGCCGCGTACACCTGGTACGCCGACAACGGCGGCACCCTCACCTATTCCGGTTTCACGCGGCAAGAGATGACCACAAACGGACGCCGCGTCCTGCGCTCAGATATCGACCGCATGCTTATCGCCGAGCTGCGCCGCCGCACCCCCGCACCACGGCCCGATGAGGAATACATCGACACCGCCCGGGACGAAGCCAGGCTCATGGCCGCCAAAGCCGACCGCGAAGAGATGCGCCGCGACGAAGAGCGCCGCCAGCTCGACTCCGCCTGGGTGCCCCGCGAAAACGCCGATGAAGAGATCTGTGTGTGGACTGGCCGCCTGCGCGACGCCACCGCCTACCACCTCGGCAAAGCCCTGCTCGCAATCATCCATGCCTGCGGCGGACAACCCGCCCGCCTCGCAGAAGTGCAGGCCCTCGTTGATGACGCCCTCGCCACCGCCTGCAACGAGATCGCCAACACCGCAGAAATCACCGCCGAGATCGAGGACGACGACCAATGAGCCTTATCCCCAACACCATCAAACCGCTCGCCCCCTTCGCGCACCTCGCAGGCCGCACCGTCACCGCCCGCCCGCCGCGCGCCATGCGTCGCCGCCTGCGCACGCCCGAAAAGCTCAGCATCAGCCAGTGGGCCGAACGCTACCGCCGCGTCACCGAGATCGACGCCAAGCCCGGCCGATGGCGCAACGAGATGGTGCCCCACGCCGTGCCCATCATGGACAGCATCAGCCATCCCTGGGTGCGCCAGGTGTGGATCTGCCTGCCAGAGCGCGGCGCAAAAACACAGATCCTGCTCAACACCTGCTGCTGGGCTATCGACCAGGGCAGCCAGGCCGGCAACATTTTTTGGCTCATGCCCACCGAACACGACGCCCGCAAAGCCATCGGCGAACGCATCATCCCCGTCTTCCGCGCCCGAGACGATCACGGCCGCCCCGGGCGCATCGCTCGCTACCTCAGCCACGCAGCAGACGATACCAGCCGCAGCACCATCCGGTTTAACCACGGCATCCGCCTGTTCCCCGCCTGGGCCAACAGCCCCGGCTCCATGGCCGCGTACTTCGGGCGCGTCAACATCGCAGACGAATGCGACAAATTCCCCGAGCGCACCTCAGAGGGATCCGACCCCATCACCCTCTTTCTCAAGCGCGCCCGCGACGACCGCCACCGCTCCAAGTACGTCTTTGCAAGCACCCCCGCCGGGCGCTTCATCCACCGCGGCACCCAGAACTGCTCACAGGTCAACACCTGGGCCATGCGCTGCCCAGACTGCGGCGAACTCGTCACCCCAGGCGAAGATCACCTGCACATTCCCGAAGGCACCACCCCGGACAACGCCCTGCACGCAGACCTCGCGCTCGCCTGCCCCGCCTGCGGCACCCTGTGGGACGAAGAGAGCCGCGCTATCGCCTACCACGGCGGCGCCCCGCTCATCACCAAAGGCAAAGACAACCCGCGCCCCGACACCGTCGGCTGGCATATCCCCGCGTGGGTCTTCCCCAACATTCCCCTGTCCGAGATCGCCGCCGCCAAGCTGCGCGCCGACGCCGGAGACCTCACCGCAAAAGTCGCATGGGCCAACGGCTACAAGGTGGAAGATTACGAACAGGAAGTCGTCGAACGCCAGGAAGACGCCATCCTCGCCCTGCGCGACGACCGCGCCGAAGGCGAGTTGCCGCAAGAGCCCATCGCCGCCATCACCGCCGTCGCCGACATGCAAAAGCGCGGCTTCTGGTACAAGATCACCGCCTGGGGCTACGGCCTGCAGCAAGAGAGCTGGCTGCTGCGCTACGGTTTTGTCGATTCATGGGAGGCTCTGCGCCAGATCTTTTTCGAGACCGAATTCACCGACCACAAAGGCCGCCGCCACGCCGTCACACTGCGCGGGCTCGACTCCGGCGGCGGCGAATCCGCAGAGTCCGAACTCTCGCGCACCGCCGAAGCCTACCTGTTCGCCTACCAGAACCCCGGCGTCAAGCTGTTCAAAGGCTTTCAGAAGCTGGCCAGCCTGCACACCGTCAAGGCCCTCGACAAAATCCCCGGCACCAACCGCGCGCTGCCAGGCGGCATCAACCTGCACCGCCTGCACACCACCGAATTTAAAAACCGCCTCGCCGCCAAACTCCAGGTGCCCCCCGGCGATCCCGGCGCCTGGCACCTGCACCGCGACACCGGCAACGACTTTGCAGCGCAGATGTGCGCCGAAGTCCGCGACGAAAACGGCTACTGGCAAAACCCAAAAAAACGCCCGAATCACCTGTGGGATTGCGCGTACATGGAGCTTTCCCTGGTCGATATCGACCTGGTCAAACTGCGCCAAAAACCCAAAGACGCCCCGCAAAAACCAAAACCAACCCAGCACCAGGCCGCCCACGCACCCCGCAGCCGCCCCAGCTGGTTCCACAATCGAGGGAGGTAATCACCGTGCAGATCTACAAAAAGCAAGACATGCTCACCGTCAACCAGTTCGCCACCCGCATCGGCATGAGCCGCAGCCACATCTACAACCTCATCGACCTCGGCCCAGACAACGGCGGCATCATCGCCTTCCGTTTCGCCGGCCGCAACGGGTTGCGGATTCCGCTGTCCGAGCTGGAGCGGTTCAAACAGGTGTCAGCCGTGGCAGAGATGGAGGCGTGAACGTGGATAAAATGCAGATCGAATACTGGCCCATCGAAAATCTGGTCAAGTACGATAAGAATCCGCGCAAAAACGACCACGCCGTCGAAAAGGCCGCCGCTCTGATCAAAGAACACGGTTTTCGCGTACCCGTCATCATCAAGGGCGAAGGGCAGGTGATCGACGGCCATTTGAGAATCAAAGCCGCCATCAGTCTCGGCATGCGCGAGGTTCCATGCGTGCGGGCCGATGATATGTCAGACGCGCAGGTCAAAGCCTTCCGGCTCAGCGTCAACAAGATGGCAGAGTTTGCCGACTGGGATGCCGATCTGCTGCAGGATGAGCTTCTCGATCTACGCGCGATGGGCTTCGACCTCGAGTTGACGGGTTTTGACCAAGAGACGATCAACGTTCTGCTGCCAGAGATAGCGCCCACCGAAGGTTTGACCGATCCGGAGGACGTGCCCGACACACCAGAAACACCGGTGAGTGAAAAAGGAGACCTGTGGATTCTCGGAAACCACCGCCTGCTCTGCGGTGACAGCACATCGCTGCAGGATGTCGAGCGGCTCATGGATGGGAAAAAAGCCGCCATGATATTTACCGACCCGCCCTACAACGTGAATTATGTCGGTAAAACCAAAAAGAAAATGACCATCGAAAACGACAACATGTCAAACGAGGGATTCAGGGCATTCCTGCGCGACTGCTTTACCAACATGGCCGCGGTGACCGTTCCAGGTGGCGCTTTTTATGTCTGCCACGCAGATATCGAAGCGGTAAATTTCAGGGAATCTCTTCGCGAGGCCGGTTTTTTGCTGAAGCAATCCCTGATCTGGATGAAAAATCACTTTATCCTGGGGCGGCAGGATTATCACTGGCAGCACGAACCCATCCTCTACGGGTGGCTCGAAGGCGCAGCGCACCGCTGGTATGGCAACAGAAAGCAGCCCACGATCATCGATGGCCGTGAATCGGTCATCGCGGCCCCTTGTGAGGGGGGGGGGGTATCAGCTTTCCATTTTTGACGGCGAAAAATCCATCATCGTGCGCGTACCATCCTACGAAGTCCTTTCCGCGGTCGACAACAACCTGCGCGAAACAATATGGCGCTGCCCCAAGCCGCTGACGAATGACGAGCACCCGACGATGAAGCCCGTCGCCCTGGTTGCAAAGGCGCTCAACAACAGCAGCGGCAATGGAGATGTTGTCCTCGACCTGTTCGGCGGATCGGGGTCAACTCTGATCGCCTGCGAACAAAACGCCCGTATCTGCTGCACGATGGAGATGGACAGAAAATATTGCGATGTCATTGTGAAGCGGTGGGAGAGTTTTACAGGTAAGAAGGCTGAGCGGGATTGACCTCGATGTTGTAAAAAAACAGATGATTTTCAGTTGACACCAAGGTAATACCTTGGTAATATGCTATCAACAACGGGGCAATAAAGCCCAACCTAATCCGCCACCCACCAGGGAAGAGCGAAAGGAGAACAGCCATGACCATCGAAAAAATGAACCGCAACAGCTACGGTGAAATCATCAACCTCGGTAATGAAGAAGAACTGCTCGCATCTGCACAACACCTGATCAAAAAAGCGGTCAGCAAAAAGAAGATCCCCGCCAGCTTCGACACCATCAAGCGCGATCGCAAGGGGCGCTTCGAGGGCGAAGCCCTGCACCATGAACTCTACGACATCGCCCCCAGCGGAAAAAAAGCCCTTGTCTGTGTCCGTGAAACCGAAGGCAGCAAGTACGGCGTCGCCACGCGGTCAAAAAAATATTACATCATCCGCGCCCACGGAACAGGCACCGTCGTTTCCGAGGCAAGCAAAGCCGTTGCCGCCAAAGCTGCCAAAGCAGCCGGAAACATGATCGGCTACGCCCTGGCTGTTGTCGAAGGCAAAGAAAAGCTCAAGGTTAAAAACAGCCTCTCGGAAACGCGGACAGGGTACAAAGCCCTCACTACCGACAACGAAGGCAATCTCGTGAGCTGCTGGGATGGTTCAGCTTGGCCTCTGGGCAAATGCCGCATCGAAAAAGCCACAGGCAATCACCAGGGAGGTTTTTACTACTACAAAACGCTCGATCATGTCCTGGAGGCCGCCGCTAAGAACGAAATTTTTGGAGAGTTGCGCGAACACAAAAACCTCGTGATCGCCAAGGTCGAGGTTTCCGGCCGCGAAGAAAACGTCACAGCAACGAAAATCTGCGCCACAAAAATAAAGCCTGTCGAAATTGTCGCCGCAGCCATCTGATATCAAATCGGGGCCGGGCAACCGGCCCCTTAACAACAGGAGGAAAACCATGTCCAGTAGAAAAACGATTTACCTCACAGACGACTCTGAAAGAATAATCGGATCGCCGGATAGTCTGTCCGGGCGCATCAATTCAATCATCGGTCGGTATGAAAAAGTCACGACTGACTCCATGCCACCATTCACTGTCCAGGAATGGTGCGCAATCTGCGATGCCAACAACGGAACAATCGTGGACGATCAGCCACAGTCCGTCAGCTACATGTGGGCGAATATCGCAGATTCACCGGAGCTTGACGAAAAGTGGGGCGTCGATCGCATGGCTTTGGCAGAAAAAGTGCGCGACCTTAGCTTTGCAGAGCAGTGCTCTGTCGCCGAAGTCGTTCGCGCCTTCTGGAGCAACGATTGGAGCCAGGCAAAAGATTATGCCGATGTCTTCCAGGCCATCGGCGCCATAAAAAAATAACCCAACCCTAAAAAACCTGTCCAGGGCGTCCACAGCGCCCAAGGCGAACATGACACCCACCACCCAGCGCCCCCATAATCGGGGGCATGACTCAACCTCTCTTCACATCAGCCGAGCTTGACCAGCAGATCAGCGCCTATAAACAGGCGCTGATCGCGCTCGCCTCCGCGCAAAGCTACACCATCAATCACGGCAGCGGGCAGCGCACCGTCACTAAGGCCGATCTGCCCGAGATCCGCGCCACCCTTGAATGGCTGCAGACCGAGCGCGTCAAGCTCACCACCGGCTCTGGGCCGCAGATTGTCGCCGGGAGGGTCCGCCGTGGCTGATGCTCCCTCCAAATTCGCGCAGATCCGCCAAGCCAAGCGCCAGGCGGGCGCCCTGCAGAAAAGCGCCATGATCGGCGGCGGGCGCATGCCCGGCTTTTCGCGAACCGGCGGTACCGCCAGCGGCGCCATGTCCAACTGGTCGCCGCGGCGCGTCGGCTACCGCGAAGAGAGCCGTCAGCGCGAAGCCCTGGTCGCCCGCTCGCACGACCTGGTGTCCAACGACCCCCATGCCCGCAGCCTGATTGACTCTATCGCAATTAACACGGTCGGTCCCGGCCTGTGGCCGCAGAGCAAGCCCAACTTCAAGCGGCTGGGCATCACCGAAGAGCAGGCCGCAGAGATTGCAGAACAGGCCGAATGGGAATTTGAAGTCTGGAACCGCGAAGGCGACGCCACCGGCGTCAGCGACTTTTATGGGCTTCAGTTCCAGAACCTCTGGTCGCTGCTTGTAAAAGGCGAGTTTTTGAACCTGCCGCTCATGCTCGCAGACGACCCAGTTCGCCGCTATCGCCTCGCCATTCAGGCGGTAGATCCAGCGCGGCTGCGCACGCCAGCAAACCTTACGGGATTTTATGGCGTGCGCGACGGCATCAAGCTCGGCCCCCTCGGCGAACCCCTCGGCTACTACATCGCCAATCCCGCAGACGGTCAAGCGCTTGCCGGGCTGCCCTTCACCGATTACATCGAGCTGCCCCGTACCGTAGGGCACCGGCCCGTGGTCCTGCATCGTTTCTACAATAAAGACTCCGAACAAGTGCGCGGTGAGCCTATCATCACGCCCGCCATGAGCTTCTTCCGCAATTTCTCCGACTATCTCGATTATGAGCTGCTGGGCGCCATTATCGCGTCATCGTTCCCGGTATGGATCGAAAAGACCAACCCTTACGACGTCGCCAACCTTCCCGGCGTCGGCACTGAGCAGCACGACGATGGCTCCACCTCGCAATACCAGGAGGTGCCACCAGGCCAGATTATGTACGGGCAAAGCGGCGAAAAGCCCCACATCCTTAAAAGCGACCGGCCAGGCAACAGTTTCGAAATCTTTGTAGAAACATCCCTCCGTGCAATAGGTGCAGCCACCGGCATGCCCTACGAAGTTATCAGCAAAGACTTCAGCAAGACCAACTATTCCAGCGCCCGCGCCGCCCTCCAGGAAGCCTGGCGCGTGTTCGAGCTCTACCAGGACTGGATCGTCAACCACTACTGCAAGACCATCTGGGAGATGTTTTTCGAAGAAGCCGTCCTTGTCGGCCGCATCAAGCTGCCCGCAGGCGCTCCCGATTTCTACCAGTACCGCGCCGAATACTGCGCCGCCAGCTGGGTCGGGCCAGAGCGCACCAACGTCGACCCGGTCAAAGAGATGACTGCCGATATTATGGGCCTCAACTCCGGCACCACCACGCTTGCCGATATCGCCGCCAAGCGCAACAAGGATTGGGAAGCCCAGGCCAAGCAGCGCGCCCGAGAGCGCGACACCTTCCGCGAGCTGGGGCTGAACCCCGACCCGCCCAACGTGCGCGAAGCCAAAGACCCCGAGAACCCGCAGCAGCAACCGCAGGAAGAAGAAACCGCATGAAATACCTCCATATTGCAGAGAGGCTTTTCAACCGCCCGCTGATGATCGCAGAGCCCAAGCTCAACGTGATCCTGCACCTGTTCGGCCAGCGCTCCGGCATCGACCTGGTCGGCCTGCCCAGCGCCGACCTCGCCGCGATCAGCGACCGCGAACGCCAGCGCGCAGGCTACCGCGTGCAGGACGGCACCGCCATCATCGGCATTTACGGCCCGCTCTTGCATCGCCGCATGGATATGGAATTCCCCAGCGGCGGCCCCATGACCTACGCCGAAGTTCAAAGCGCCATCGACACCGCCCTGGCCGATGACGTCGTGCACAGCATCGTGCTCGATGTCGACTCCCCCGGCGGCGAAGTCAGCGGTGCCTTCGACCTGGCCGATCATATCTACCAGGCGCGAAGCCAAAAGCCCATCACCGCCATCGCCAACGAGGGCGCGTATTCCGCAGGCTACCTGCTTGCCAGCTCCGCCAGCCGCCTGGTGCTGCCGCGCACCGCCGGCGTCGGCTCCGTCGGGGTGATCTCGACCCACGCCGATTTCTCTCGCGCCGAAGACGCCGCCGGCATCACCGTCACCCACATTTACGCAGGCGAGCGCAAGGCGGACTTCTCGCCCCACCAGCCGCTCAGCGACGACGCCCTGGCAGAGCAGCAGGCCAAGGTCAACGACACTTACGACCTGTTTGTCGAGACGGTCGCCCGCAATCGCGGCATGAAGGTGCAGGCCGTGCGCGACACCCAGGCCGGGATCTTCGAGGGCAAAAAAGCTGTCGCCATGAAACTCGCGGACGAAGTCGCCGCCGCTGATAAAGCCATCGCAAGCGCCCGCACGGGCACCACGTCCAGAAAGATTGCCGCCCCAAGCGCGGCCAACGTTAAGGAGAAAAAAGTTATGACTCTCGAAGAACTCAAAGAGAACCACCCCGATCTGTACGCACAGGTCCAGGCCGAAGCCCGCCAGGGCATGATCGCCCAGGCCGACGCCGACACCGCAAAGACCGAAGCCGCCAGCGCAGAGCGCACCCGCTGCATTGATCTGGTCGGCGCCACTCTCGGTGAAGAAACCGGGGCAAAACTGCAGGCCGTGGTTGACGCAGGGCTCGACGCAGAGCAGGTGCAAAAGCTCGGCATCAGCGTTGCCCCCGCAGAAGCCGCCGCCAGCACCGCCCAACAGCAGATGCTCGACGCCATCACAGCCGCCGCCCCCAAGGGCGTCAAGGCCGCAGGCGTCCAGGACGACGAACATGCTCAGCGCAAAAACGTGGTCGATTTCATGGCCAAGGCCGGCAGCGTCAAATAACACCGCCACCCACTGACAGATAAAGGAGAACGCTCATGGAAACTTTTACCCCCGACAAACTGCTTGCCAGTGACTACCCGGCGGTGACCGACATTCGCACCGTGCTCACCGGCCAAACCCTCACCCGCGGCACCGTGCTGGCCGAAGACAGCGTCAACGGCGACAAGCTCGTGCCTGTTGATTCCGGCTCCGCCACCGCATCCATCCAGAAGCCGGTCTGCATCCTGGCCGAAGACACCGACGCATCGGAAGCCGACGCCAACGCCGTGGTGTTTCTCTCCGGCGCGTTCAACGAAGGCGCTCTGACCTTCGGCGGCACCGATACGGCGGATACGCACCGCAAGGCGCTTCGCGACCTCAACATCTACCTCAAAAAAGCCGTCAGCGCGTAAACGGCAAACATCATAAGGAGACCGAACCATGAAAAAAGTATTCACCAGTTTCTCCGTATGGGCCCTGCTGCTTGCCGTTGCGGTCCTGTGCTACCCCGGCGCCGAAGCCAGCGCCGCCACCACTGCCACCCATTTGGACATTATGGCGCTGGCGCCGCTGCTGGGCCTCGCGGGCATGATCGACATTTTCGACACCCGCACCATGCTCGACGTCGTCGACCAGATGAAACGCCCCAG